TTAAATCTTGCCTTCTGCAACATAATTGGATAAGCAGCAGAGGATGAGAAATAAACTATTCGCCCAGGGCGAGTTCTAAGCGCCCATTGGAAAAGGTCTGAATCAATCGCCAAGTCGGTGGCAACCGCCAAAGGGTTCCCCTCGATGGTGGCGCGGCCCCCGACAACGGCGGCCAAGTGAATTACAACATCAAAGTAAGTGTCATCGGCTGCAAAGAACTTGCGAGCATCTATGCCTGATTTAATATCAAAGCCAAATACATCATTATTTTTCTTATCTAGCGCTCTATGAAAGGCTCTACCTACAAAACCTTCATCACCTGTAATTAAGATTTTCATTTAAGTTTAGCCAGTAGTGTTTCATACCGATCACTAGCAATATAATTATCATAGGCAATTTTATCGGCTGAATAAACTTCAGGAGCATTTACCCTTGCATAATTCTCATCCATTGGCGCTTTGCCATTAAAGGCGTGGCAATGTTCAATTATTACTTCAGGCATATATTTAATCTTGCCTAAATCTTGCCCTAGTTTTAACCAAAAGTTATCTAAATATAAATGGCGTTGAGTATCAGGAACCATTCCGCCTAGATGTCTAACTATTTCAGCCGACATTGCAACAGCAGTAGGCAGGTTTGCACCTTGAAATAAATCATTACCATAAACAATATCTGAGCCTGAATAAAGTTGCTCAACAAATAATTCATCCCAGTTAGCAGTTCTTGGTCGATGATCATCACCCATAAAGGCAAAGTTATCGAATTGATGACTATATTCACGAGCAATAAAATTTAAAGGGTAAGCCATTCCTCTAGTGTTATTGTGAATCATTATTACTGATTCAAGCGGTAACTTTCGAGAATATTCACTGCGAGTTTCATCGCTAAAATCTACAATATAAAAACGCTTGGCTTTTGTATTGGTATCTATAAATGCTTGCTCTAGGGCAACAGCATTATCAGGCCGCCCTCTAGTTGGAATAAGAACTAATAAATCAGTTTCTGTCATTTGCTAACTCCCCTGCTATCGCAAAATAAGCAGCACCATCAATGTAATTATCAACCTTATAGGTTTCCATTGATCTTGCTACTTTGATCAATGTGCAAATCATAGCGCTTTGCTCTGGTGTTATCTCGCATTCAAGATAAGCAGATAGCAGCCCGCTAATACGATTGAAGTTAATAGCAGGCGTTCCATAATCATCTTGCCTGTCGGTGTAAGTAAGTGCTTTAGCCTCATCTAAAATTTTCCCCCGATTCATAGGTTACTTTGAACCTAAGCCGTATTCTTGCTCTGTTTTATCTGCCCACTTAGCAAGTGGTGCAGTTAATCCGCCGATTAAAATTGCATATTGAGGAGCAAGATCGCCAGCAAGTGCAATTCCCATCGTTACGGCTGATGCTAGAACTGCTCTTGCATAAGACTTAAATGCAGCAATTGTTTTAGGACTTTTTAATTTAGCGATTAAATCTTTCATTAGTTCTCCTTCTTTGGTAATGGTTTTACTGCGGCTACTACTTTGTTTAGTTTGGTTACTTTTCCCATCCAAGAAAACCAAGGTGATGTGTCATTACCGCAGTTATCTTTAATAGAAATATGTAAGTGCTTATTATGCTGATTAACTCCAGTATATTTGGTTTCACCATTTTTGGCTGACCAAATCTTACCAGTAAATATCAAATACTTAACTCTAGGGTCTGATTGTAATTTCTCATATATATCAAAGCAATCAATATCATTTTTAGGATCGTGCGTTAAATCAACTGCAAAACCTGTATTGTGATCTGAGTTAGGGCTTTTACTTAGATGAGCAGCAGATGGTAGTAGTCCATCGCTGGCTTTCTTACGCTTGGGCCTTAATGCCGTCGCTTGGCGCAGAACAGCAATTGCAGCAGGTGTGGCTCTCTTGGCAACAGTTGTCATTTTTCATCCTTTATTCCTTTATCTAACAATAATAAATGCAATGCTTTAATTTTATCTGGTCTAAATCCTGACCAATGGAAGTTATTGTAAACAACAACTGGCGCTTGCTTATAGCCTAATTCTGTTATTTTATCAGAGCCTTCTTTATCTTGGCTTACATCTATTGTTGAGTATTCGACCTTATGCCTATCTAAATACTTCTTGGTCATCTCGCATTGTATGCAATCTGGTAATGTGTAAACTGTAACTGCCATAGTTGCCCCCTATTTTTTATTCATTAATATACTTACTATTTCCTCAACCTGTCGCTCTAGTCTATCAACAGAATCACGCAAACTTGAGCCACCATTGGGGCGAAGTTCGGATAAATAATGCTTTACTAAATGCCTTACACCTAGTGCTAGTGCGCCTATTAAGGTGGTTGTAGCAACGGCTAGTGATGCCCATTCGTTAGCGGTCATTTGGTAACAACTAACACTTGCATAGTTCCGCTACCAGTTTCAGCAACTGCATAAATAGGGGATTCGTGATTATTAATAGTTAATTTGTCACCATTATCCATAAGGTATCCAGTAGAAGTAGTTACATTTGAATCACCAATGAAAACTTTATGCTTCGCGTGGAGATAAACTCCCTCAGCAACACCATCACCTGCAACTAATAAAGTTGGGCTAGTGGTAACTGTTACTTGACTTGAACTCATAGGCATTTTTCTCCTTTAAATAAGCCCCGAATCCTCAATAGCATCGACGGCTTCATCGATACTTTTTACTACATCTGGAAAATCAAAAAGTGTCATTTGTTCTCCTTACAATAAATTTACTAATGATCTAGTTCTACCACTTGCAAGTTGAGTATAAACTTGGGTAGTTGCAACCGATGAGTGCCTCATCAAATCTCTAACGGCTAATAAATCACCATTTGATTTTTCTAGCATATTGGTTGCAAAATAATGGCGGCAAGCGTGAAATGTTTTCTTTGGAATACCTAATCGCTTCATTTCCTCAGAACACAATTTAGTTAATCTATTTGGAGTAACTGACCAAATCTTACCTGGGGTTTCGTGCTTTAAAATTGTTTGTGCCACAATCTCGGCTACTGGTACAGATAGATCAGTTCCACCTTTACCTGCAACTCTAAGAATGTAACCATCATCAACTTTTTCTAAATCAACCCCACGAAGGTTTGCAACCTCCATTGCCCGCAGGCCAGCCTTACAGCCCACAATAAACCAATCCCTCATAGGTAGATCAGCCCTAGTCATAACCAGTTCAGCCTCGCCTGGCGTTAGTGGGTGAGGTAATCCTCGACCCTTGCGAACTGCTGGTAAATCAAGATCAGCCTGATTATCTATTAAACCCATTTTTCGCAACGCTTTAAAAATACTGCGAACTCTTGCTGCGTAGGTTCCTTTAGTGGATGCTGCTTTAACTGTCATAACTAGCCGTTGTAAATCCTCGGTAGTTGCTACCTGTGGGTGAATCCCTAGGCGAAGTAATAAGTTGAAATCGTTACGAAATAAAGCCTCAGAGAAGCCTTGAGTTTCGTATCTATTCTTGAGTTTTTCTTTGATTATTTCTAGCGGTATTTGTTCCATAGTAAAATTGATCCTAGTCCTAGCGATTGTGCTTTGTCTAGGCATAATCCCATTTACGCTAGAATAATCACCGCCTAGCACAATCCTCTGAGATTGTTCCTGAGATTGTAGCGGATAGTGCGGAGGCTACTGGACTTAAGTGGGCGACTGCTAGTAGTGGTTTAACAAAAATTACTACATTAAATCCATCTGCCGCATCAGAGGCGGTTGCGGATAGTGTATTTACAAGCACTTATGATAATTATTTAATTGTCGGTTATTGTACTTTAACAAATAATACAAATTTAAGATCACAACTAAGAACAAGTGGATCTAATTTAACCACAACTACTTATACATCAGGTTGGGCTGGTGCTACAACCAATTACAATGCTTGGTTTATTTCAGACAATATTGACACAAATAGACGCTTTACTTTTTCAATAACTTTAAGTGGTGCTAATTTAGCCCAGAAAAAACAAGCGGTTTATCAATGCTCAAGAGAAGGTGCTACTCCTTTTAGTTCGGATTTACAAGAATCTACTGCAACTGCTAGAGATGGAATAAGAATTTATCCTGACGCTGGAACAATGACTGGTCAAATAGTAATTTATGGATTGGCGGAATAATGGAATTATACATTTACAATGGCTTAACAGATGAGCATATTCAAAGAGAATATACAGCCGAAGAAAGAGCAATTAGAGAAAAAGAAATTGCAGATGCAGAGGCTTTGCGTTTAGCAAAAGAAGCCGAATTAGAAGCGAAGGCACAAGCCAAAGCAGCAGCCGAAGGTAAACTAGCAGCACTAGGTTTAACTACTGATGACCTTCGGGCTTTAGGTTTATAGCACAATCTTGGGGGATTGTGCCTACGATAGAAGCAGGTTTGCTTCGTCTTGCGTAATTCCCAAACGCTCTAGTAAAGCAGCCTTAGCCTGAGCCTTGGCTTCGGCTTCGGTTTTTCTTGCTTGATAATCTGCTTGGTCTATCTCATATTGAGCAAACTCAGCATCTGTCATTTCTCTATCAATAATTTCATTTGTTTCTGTATTGTGTACTCTAATCATTGGTTTAGTCATATTATGATACTCCATATACATAGGCTGTTCCTGCGGTCAACGTGTCGGGGGATGCAACAATAAAAGATATAGATGTAATTGCAGCAGAATTATTATAGACGGCACTTCCAGTATAAAACGATAAACTTGAACCAGTATAACCATAATGCTGATAATGAATTCCCACACCACCAGTAATTGTATAATTAGGAATCCATAGTTGTAATTGCGCTTGGTAAGTATCTGTTGTACCGCTTGTCGTCATTAAAATTTCTGTAATTGAAGTATTTGATGGGTTTCCTCTTCCTAAAATTGTTCCGCCAATATTTCTTATCGCACCCTGACCATATTTCGTTGCAGAATCGCCATTAAGTCTAAAATTAATATCAGTTGAATTAACAGATGTTCTTGCATTAGTAACAACTAAATATAAATGTTTATATGATGTTGATAAAGAACTAATTGTTACTGTGCCACCACTTAACGCAGTTCCACCTGTATTTAACAAAGTCATTCCACCAGCAGCAGGTGTAGCCCACTTTAATCCTGTTGCCTCTGCACTATCCGCTACGAGTGTGGTGCCGTTTGCGCCTACTGGGAGCCTAGTGTCGCTGGTTCCATACACATAAATATCACCCTTTGTGGTAAGGGGTGAGGTAGCGCCTACCTGGATATAATCATAGAATATAGCGGCTGATGCGCTGGTGAAGTATAGGATACCTGCATCGTTCTGAGGCAGAATTAAACTTCCTGCGGTAGCAACTGTGGCTGTGCCAGCAGTAACTGTGCAAGCGCCAGCACCTAGATTCTGAATAAATACTGTATCACCTGCTGCAAACAATCCTGTATTTACAGTAATTGTTGTTGCACCTGCTGCGTTCATTGCAACAGTAGTACCTGCATCGGCTGCAACTAAAACATAACTTGCAGTTTTAGCAGTAGCAGGGCCACCGCCCATAGCCGTTTCTTGAAGGCTAGTCATCTGGGCTGCGGTAAGAACCTGCCCAGTGGTGAAGGTTTGTTTTGCCATTATGCTCCTTAATCAGTAACTTAGAATACCAGAATCTAGTTTACCCTGTGAGGTGGTGCTATCTAGGATAAAGGCTTGGATTAGGGGTTCTGCGGTTAGTATTTTAGTGGTAAATATGTTATTTGTTATATCGTGTTGTACGCCTTGAACAAATAGTTCTTTGGTGATCGTAGAACCCCCAGGAACTGTTTTTGTTACATTGACTAAATCAAAGATTTCTAGGTTTAGTCCTGCAACAATTTTAGAGGTAGCAGCCGCATCATCGAGGTTTATAGTCATCGAGTCAATTCGATCAGTTGTATCCTTGCGAGCCACTAGCAAGGTTTGAGCCTGATCTAGCGCCTCAGCATCGGTTTGAACCAAGATTCCATCTCGCTTGCCTGAGTGAAGGAAGTAGGTATCTATCGAGGTTTGATCGGAAACATTTTGGCTAGTACCATTTAGGCGAGTAACTGTTACA